CCCGAAGTCACCCTCAAACACCGTTATAGTGCTCTTGAATGTGGTGTTGTTCAGCTCTTGATTGAACGTGCGAACACTTGTTGCCGCAGTGCTGGCAGTAGAAGCAACACTTTCAACAGCAGTCGCCGTTAGGTTGGTGAACGCCCTCTTTAGTTTAGCCCCACAAATAAGATCGTAGGATCGAACACTACCCGTTACGCCGTAAATGCTTTCAAGAACATCTTGAATAGCAGCTTCATCAACCTTGTCGGTGGTTGTATCAGCCGTTGCGTCTCCAGTGCCCGTATCTTTGATACTAGAGGTAGGTGCGACATAGCCGGTAGGAACAGCAGCATCCCCAGCCGTAGGGGCATTAGTAATCCATGAACCCATACCGCGAGTCTTATAGGGAACGCTGCTCGTTTCCTTGATCGGCGCGTTGTTGCTCAGCATCGTCTTCTCAATATCCCGCTTTAATTCAACGGTCTTTTTTGCAGTCGCTGCGGCGAGCAAGTTCTGGCTCTGAACGGGGGTGACAACCTCTGCTGCCAACGGGCTAACCTTGGTCGCCCTGCGGAAGTACTGAGCGTAGTTAGCTAGTTCGTCCTGCTGGCGAGCGTGGTTCATCACCAGCGGCTCATAGTCTGTGCCGTGAGTCGTTGAGTCAATCGCCGCGCCAACCCCCGGCTCATCCCAAGTCCCACCGTCATAACCCAGCACACTCGCTGCTACAGTTGCGTGAGAGCTTGGTATGTATGCGGCGTCTTTGCCGTCCTTAAACCCTTCGGTTGTTGCACCCTCGTACTGGTCGGCTGACCAGCGGTGATACATATTCCCTAAGTCCTTCCCTTTCGGGGCCATGGAGCTAAAGGGCGTGTCCTTAGCATCGATTAGGGCGATATAATTGGCGAGGTCTTCTCGCTTACTCGGGCCGGTCGTGCCGCCCCCGCTTCCTTGGAAGTCGCTTTCAAATAGTTGTGCCATCTTAAATAAAACCTTTCATTAGTTCAGTTAGTGAGTCTCGATCCCTTCTCTCAGTGAAGTTTTTGACGGCGCTGCTTTTACGCTTCGTGTCGGCATCAGTATTCCTTGGTGCCGCAGCAGGCTTTGTTGGTTGAGTTGTCGCCTTTGCAACCTTGGCTTTCTTGCCCTTCGAGTTTTGCAACTCGCTATAGGCCATCAACCCTAGTTGGTATATGGTGACATCTGCCTTCCACTCAGCGTGTCTCTTTATCTCTGGGCGGTTTCTCAAGATTTCCTGTGCCTGTTGGTACATTTCGTGGGATCGATCTTTCCAGTACGGAAAGGCTTCCTCCACCACTCTTGAGTTTTCCCGCTCGGAGTTCAGAAACTCTTTGCGCTTGGGCAACTCCCTCAATGCCTGCCGAGCCCTTCGCTTGATCCCTAAGATGTCCTCCTCCGTATAATCCTTTTCGCCTTGAGTCGCCCCGTTAGGGTGATCCTCGGCCCAGTCATATACATCTTGAGCTTCTCGAAGTTTGCTTTCGACATCCTTCACCGATCTCACATCCCCAAATGGGTTGCTGTCATCAACAACCGCAGGGGACTGCTCGTCCTTCTGCTCAAGTTGCGTTCTCAGCGAAGCGTTTTCGTCTTCAAGTGTGGTGACCTTATCTTCGGTCTCACGCCTAATCGCGGTTAGCTTGCCGATCCGCTTGAGGAGCCCATCTTGACCTTTAGCGTCAACTGGCTCGTCATCATCTTCACTATTAGAAAGAACCTTCGACTCAGTTTCCGATTCGTCATTTCCAGCGTCACTCGACTCTGGCGAATCAGATTCCTTTACCCCTGTTTCAGCTTCATCTGCGGGTGGCGTAGGCTCGGGTTCTGTAGCCTCCTGCTCAGTCTCTTCAGTCGCCCCGAAGACTCTGGCAAGTCCCGCTTGGTCAATAAGACCTCCTAAGTTATTCAGCCCTTCCGTTACTTCCTGCGACTCGGGCAGTGAGTCGCCTGTATTCTGTCCATCAGCCATGCCTTTTATGGGAGCAAGTCCCCTTCAGTATTTCTTTTGTGAAGGGTAAATACAGAAAACCCCCGCAGCTATAACGCTACGAGGGCTCAATTTGCTAGAGTGGCTGACAGGAAAAACCTGTTAAACCTGTTATGCTATAATCTACCTGTTCTTTTTGGCTGCTGTCACTGCGTCATTGAGTAAGCCTTTCAGTGATCGCAGCGAATCCAGCCTGCCTGCTGAGTGTGCTCTCTCACCGTCATCGATGCCGGGAGCGGAAACAAATCCTATCTCCGCATCCACGCTTTCATCTATCAACAGGTTGAAGCCCTCGAGCAGATCGTCTGCGTTTCCGGTAGCGAGCAGGTCGCTTATTGTGTTCATTGAGTTCATTGTTGAGCTGGTGGCTGACCTTGGCCTTGCTGGATTGGCTTGACGCCGATCCGACCGATCTGGGCGTTCTGCTGCTGTTGCATACTGAATTGCAGGGACTGTGAATAGTTGTCCAGCAGCGTCTTGAACTGCTCGTCACCCTGTGCGGCTTCCAAAGCCTTGGGGTTGCTTTTAACGAGCTGCTCGAGGTACTGCATCTTGCTCTGGGCTGCGGGGTCTTTCTCTTGGTAGTTGGCCTCGTAGCCTGCCATCATCCCAACCAGCTCACCCTTGGTCTCGTTGTATATCCTCTGAGAGGCCGAGCCTTGGTCAACTAGAATCTCGTCAGCCAGTTCTGGTGCTATGCTCCGAACCAGCTTCTCGACAAGCGCGTTGCGCTCGATGGAGCCCCCAGCGTCAAGCGGCAATAATTGCTGGGCTATTACCTCGAGTTTCTTGAGCACATAGTCATCGTTCATGTCTCGAGCATCGAACTTCAGAATGAAGTCTGGCATCGTTGACAGGTCTTTCACCTCGAGCGGCACCCCGGTGACCCTCTCAACCTCCTGCGGTGACAGGTATTGCAGTGATAAAGCCAGCATCTGCTGATAAATCTCAGTCCACGAGCACAGCCAGTTGTTCACCAGCGCCTGCTGCTTCAGTGTGGTTGTGACCGGCGGGATGTTCGAGTGGGGCAGGCCATAGTAGTCTGCCGTGTCCTGCATGATCATCTCGATACACTGCATCGACGTTGCGGGGACTCCTGCGGTCAATTGCAGTGGCTGATAGTCCCCCGGCTTACTCACTGGAACCATGACGGCTGGGCCGAGGTTGTTCACCATGCCTAAGCGCCGATTATACTGAATCGGCGGGATTGTCTCCAGCGAAGTCCTATCGATTATGGAGTCGCGCTGGGCCTTTAACTCGGATTGAGCGCAGGCGCTTACCTCGGCCACCCCTCTGCTCTCGGTGATTGCCCTGCGGCTTGGGCGCTCCCTGCGGTACTCCACAAAGGGGTAGTTGCCGTGAGCGTACCCCACCAGCTCGTGCTTGCCGTACAACGGCTCCTCGGAGTCACTCTGTGTCGCGTAGGGGCTGAACACCGTGCAGTAGATGCCGGGGACATCGTCATCGTTAAGCTGCCGGGTGTAGGCGTGGACGATCTCGATCATGTTCCGATTCGTGTCGAAACTCGGGGCCAGTGTTGTGGCGTTTATCATCACGTTGGTTGCGTCCTGTGACTTGCCAGATGTCTCCACCGCTGCGTCAACGAACTTCTCGTCCCAATCGTCCTCTTGAATCTTTGCCCGTAGCTCGACCTCGGTCATGTAGGTCTTGCGGAAGATCACCCTCGCCTTCTGTAGGTCAACAGTCTCGTCTGGGAACACAATATCCTCAAACGGCTTCAGCGCCACACAGACCGGCTGATTCTTGTTCATCTCAGCGATCGGCACCTCGGTGGCCCCCGTCTCCCTGAGCTCCTTAACCATCTTGAGCGCCCTGCGCTTCTTGACGTTGGGCACCAACCCCACAAACAGCTCGGCTACTTGGTTGTCAAACTCGGGGTCTTGTATCATCTCGACAATCTCCGAGGTGAAACCCATTTCAGCCCCGCCCTGCTCGGACATTGCCGACAACGCTTCCATCGTGATCTCCTGCGGCTTGAGTATCGAGGACTGCTCCCAGCCAACGAACATCGCCGAATAACCGTAGGTCAGAGCGTACTCCCCATACAGCTCAGCCTCCTTTTGCAGCTCGTTATATAGCTTGGAGCCAACCAACCATCTGAACAGAGTGTTCAGTGCTGCCGCTGACTCGGAATCCCCAGCCTCCACGGGGTTGATTCTCACCTGAGCCCTCCTGAAGCTGACCATCAACAGGTCAGTCAGGGTTCGTATAGTGGTGTCAACCAACCGTTGCCTAGTGTCAGCGGCGCCCTCCCACGGGAAGGCACTAGACTCATCGTCTGAGTGCTTCTTGAAGTCCTTGCTCTGACCATCCCAGACCGCAAGACGCTGTTTGTCGCAGTAATCCAGCCGCTCAGAGGTGAACCCATCGTCGATGGCCTTCCTATATTCACTGTGCAGCTCCAGTACGTCGGGCTTTTCGCTTGCCCTTGATAACTTATCTTTCATTTTTTTCCCTTAACCTAAATTCTTTAATTACATCTTCCCTGTACAGTTTACGTTTGCCCCCTTGCATCGTAAACGTCTTCAATACCCCGGCGTTTGCCACCTGCTGTAAGTAGCTGATGCTCACGTTCAAGGCAGAACTCGCCTCCTTGAACCCAACAAAAACCGAATCATCGCTCAGTAGACTGTTCATCCGTAACCTCCCCCAACCCCGTGGGACTTCCAAGTGTTGGCGTCAACGTGTATAGGGTCGAACGTCAGGAGATAGCGCAGGCAGTCTACAAAATCCTTGTACTTGTTCCTGTCCCCTCCAGCCGCCGAGACCTCCTTTATACAGTCTATAAGGTTCCCGCATTCACTACTAACAAACAAAGACGGCTGATTGCATACGCTCAGCGGCTCGTCAAGGTTATAGTTCATTTTTTCGTTTATCAAGCTGATCCCTTGCTCGATGGGAAGCCCCGGTGCCTTGAAGAAGTCCAAACCAAGGTCATTCAGCAGGTCAATTAGAGTCTCGCCCCCTTCGTCTGTCATCGCCCTGCTCCCGCCTGCTCTGGGGTCTATTAGCCTGCACTCGATAGTCTCGTCACCCTCAAGCTCCTTAATCATGTCCCTGTACTCCGAAAGCCCCCTGCCCTCTGGCTTTGCCGCTGGGCCAATCGAGCCCTCGGCCTTATCCCCCGGCACAGCCCACTCCCCGTAAGACGCCTTGTCGGGCCAATCACGGTAAACGTATATATTATCATCCCTATCAACACGAAGCCAAAGCATACTCCAGTTCCTGCTCCCAGCAGGATCAACACACATATAATTCGTTCCTTCACTCGGCACCTTTTCTGGCTCGATGATGTGAGCCTTACCAAACTTCGGAAAGAAGTTGCCGCTGCTCTTATCGGTGTAACCGTATGCTCGTATTTTAATCTGTACCGAGCTTTCCCCTGAGAGCGTTCTCTCCATCTGCTCATAAGGGTTGTACGGGTTCATGTCGGTGAAGAAGAACATCACCGAGCGTTTTGGGTCGATGCACTCCATCACATACGGCATCTCGCCGTTCTTCACCCCTTGAACCGTTGGGCCATCGATCAGACTAGCTGGTTTCGACTCGGTGACCTGTGCCCCGTTAACAAAGCTGCCGTACACGGGGGTATAGCCAGTTATAGGTGTGGCTGTGATCAGCATCT